TTGTCTGAAAAACTTTTAGCCAGCCATGACGTTAAGCCCCTTAGTTCTATTAAACGCCCTCGCAAATAGCGTTCTGGCTATAAGCGCAATCCATCTGTGGCTGAAGGTATTCGGTCACGAAGATAGTGCTATTTACAAGCATAAGTACGCTGCTCATCTTTGCAAACTTGCAACTACAGTAACGATTTGCGGAAGCGTAGCTAACATCTTTGCACATCAAGAACCTCCAGTCACAGAGTTCATCCTGAATATTGGGGTGGCCTGCAACTATGTGTGGCTATCTTGGTTTTCAACAGTTTCCGATCCAGTTAAGCCTGAGCCAAAGAAACCATTAACTCCCAAATCCAATGGAAAGCCCAAGCGAAATGTTCGACGATCTTAAGGAGATTGGATCAGTTTTAGGTGTAAACGTAGCCGCGCTTGCGTTGTCTTTGTCTGAAGTTGAGCAGACAGTTCGCGTGATTAGCGGGGTGCTGGCAATCATCTACACGACTGCAAAGCTGTATAAGACACTATGGAAATGAACCTTTCTGAAAAGGGACTAAAGTTTATCGTCGATCAGGAGACTGGTGGACGCGCCTACTATGAAAAGATGCTCAAATACCCCACATGGCCCGGAGTTGAGTCAGGGGTCACTATTGGCGTTGGCTGGGATTGCGGCTACAACACTGTTAGTCAGCTCTGTAGCGATTGGGGTACACTGCTTGATGAGGAGGCTATTGAACCGCTAAAGGAGTGCTGTGGACTCAAGGGGCGTGCTGCTATGGCCTTGTTGCCAACCGTCAAAGACATCGAGATTCCTTGGGAGGCTGCTGTTGAGGTGTTCAATAAACATACAGTTCCTCGGTTCTATCTGATGATGCTTCGGACTTACCCGCAAGCTGAGTATCTGCATCCCGACGCTGCTTCTGCACTTTTGAGCCTTATCTTCAACCGTGGAGGATCGCTTAACGGTGAGCGCAGGATCGAGATGTCAGACATCAAAGCATGTTTGATCAACAAGGAGTACTCTGATATACCTGACTTGTTCCGCAAAATGAAGCGTCTGTGGCCTGACACGGCAGGGTTACGGAAACGTAGAGACGCAGAAGCCGCACTATTTGAACAAGCATATGCTTAAATCGACCAAATCCCTAATGATGATCCTTAACGGGCCAAGCAATGGCCGTGAGCGTTATTGTCCTGAATGCACTTCTCCAATGGAAGAAGATGGTTGTTGTTCTGCGTGCGGGTATGGCGAGGAAGAGGACGAGGAAGAGGAGGGTATGGAATCTGAACGTGTTGCAGAGCTTCGCGACGATCTTCAGCGGATTGTAGACAAGATGAGCAAGTACTGTGAGCCAGAGGCAGAAGAAGAACAAGAATACATGCTTCCGCTTCCTACTGTCTATTCTGTCAAAAAGTAAATATGGCAGAAGAACTTCAAGCTGAAGGTGATGACATGTTTTTGGGGTTTGCCAGTAGGCTTGACCCTGCAAACTTGCAGCCCGGCATCTTGCAAGCGAGCTTCAACACTCGACTTCAGCGCGGCATTGCCCAGCCTCGGAAAGGCACCAAACGTCTTACTGACAACGACCTTATCAACCTGATAATGGTTGGCTCGGGTTTGTACGTTGACGCTGACGGGCGCGACAACATTGTATTGGTATTTACGGACAGGATGTACCTGTACAAGCCTGCTCAAGGGCAAGATATTAAGGTGTTGTATGGGCCTTATGACTTTCCTCCAGATCGTGTAATTCAAGAAGGTGGCATTTGTGACGTTGTTACGGCCTTAAACAAGATATTTATCTTTCGCGGAAAGTACGACAAGAAGACGTTTGCGGCTACCGAATCAAATGCCAGTATATTAGATGACGAAACGGGTATAATTACAATCACGACTGAAACGCCACACGGTTATTCGACCAATGATGAAGTTACGGTTGGCTTAACGGACGGCAGCGATGGCCCCGGACAAGCGGTTACTGGCAGTTATGTTATCACGGTAACTAGCCCAACTACATTTACTTTTGAGTGGGATAACAACACTGGCTCGACGTTTGCGGCACGGACAAACGATCCTGGCTGGACAGCTCGACGGGGATTGCCGCCACTTATCTGGCAGGATGGCCTTTCGGATCTGACTTATGCAGAGCAGAAGTTCACTGTATCTGGTGGCACGGTGACAGGTATTACGCAATCTGTACCTTGTGCTGACTTTGGCTTGTACTTTCAGAACCGTCTGATTCTCAAGTATGGCGACTATCAGATGCTCGTTAGTGACATCTTAAGCGAGCAGTGCGACACGACGCTAAACAACTTCGTTATCAACACAGGCGGAAACGACTCAATTGTCGGGGTGCTGCCGTGGGTGCAAGACCAGTTCTTGGTCTTTATGACCAACAGTATCTACGTTGTTTTTGTAGAGACGGACAACTTCAACATCAACTCGCCTCCCGGCGCTAACAGTAGCACAACGGTGGTTACGACCGAAATCGGCTGTTTGGCTAGGCGGTCTATCGTGTCAGCAGGCCAGTTCGTGTTTTTCTTGTCTGCCAATGGCGTACACATGCTGACACCTCAACTCGACCTGAAGCTGCTAGGCAACACGCTGCCGCTCAGTGAGCCAATTGCAGACTTCTTTGACGCAGTTAATTACGACACCGTTCAAGGCTCAGTAGCTGCTTACTATAATAACCGCTTCTATATTGCGATGCCTACTATTACGGGGACAACTCCGTCAGTAAGGAACGACAAGATCCTTGTATACAATACGCTGAACCAGAACTGGGAGTCGATTGACTATTATCCTACTGGGTTATTCTCAGATAACTTGATCTTGTCTGCGTATATTAATCAACGGCGGCTGATGATCATCACCAACTTTGCTGGCTCTGGCCAGTACGGTGGCGTGTTTTTGTCAGAGGAGCAGGTCGAGGGTGACGAGTTCAACACATCCAACGCGCTGCCAGTGCTACCGTTCAATCTGTTTCCGCAGTCGTCTCAGATTACACCATCGACGTTGATAGCCAGCACACAGAACTTCGTCCACATTCCTGCGTCTGTAAAGACTAGGGAGTACGCTTTTGGAGGGACTTCCGAGAAGCGGTTTTCCCGAGGCGAGTTTACCTTTAACAACGTCGCAAACGACTTTGTGCGGATTGACTCGACTACTTACGACCCGGATGCCACCGAGACTGTGCTTGAGTACAGCTTTAGCGGCACTTCAGACGGGACTTTGCGCCCTCGCATCGCTGCTCGTGGAACGTCGATAGCTTGCACGGTTAATTTTGTAGTTGGAAGACCAGCCTTGAAGAGTGTTGCTGTTTATGCTATAGCAACCAATAGACCAATGATTTCACAGGAGTAGATTATGCCCGGATTACAGATCAAAAAAGGTACAACTTACGTCGATTACCCAGCTCCGGGTACTAATCAAGTGACTGCCGCAAACTTGAATGCTCATGTTGATAATGCGGAACTACTTCCCGGTGCTATCTCTGCACAGCCCACAAGCACTCCTGAAGAGAATGATTATGTTATAGTCGAAAGAACTGGCGGCTTATTTAAATATACTATTAATAGCATTAAACAGCTATTTGCATCTATTGTTAATGGTTTCTTGCCAACTTCTGGCGGAACGATGACTGGGCCGCTGATACTAGTAAACAGCACGCCATCCACGGCGACTACAGCGGCAAGCAGGGGATATGTAGATGCTATAGCATCGGCTAACGTGCTGTCTGGTTCAATTGTAATGTGGGGTACAGACACGGTTCCGGCGGGGTGGCTAGAATGCAATGGACAGTCTACGTCTGGCTATCCTAACCTTATCGCGTTATTTGGGACTAACCTTCCCGATTTGCGAGGTGAATTTATCCGTGGATGGGATAATGGCCGCGACATTGACGTTGATCGTGAGCTTTTGTCTGCTCAAGCGCAGTCCATGCAGGCTCACACTCATACTTACGAAAAAGCATCTTTGTCGTTTATTACAGCACTGGGCGGAGTGTCAACAGCATCCAACTCAAGGCCAAATATCGTATATAGTGTTACAGCAACAAGCTCAACTGGCACTGCCGAGACGCGCCCACGCAACGTAGCCTTGATGTTTATCGTCAAAACCTAATGACAGTCCAAGACTGGGAACAACTTGTAGACACGCTTTATGAACAATGCCGCAACCATATTCAGCTTCTGGGACAGGTATCCCGAGACGATGTGGATGGTTATCTTAGTTTCTATGGTGTCCATGACAGCATTTACGTTGCTCGGCGGGACGGCAAGATCACAGGCGTCTCAACCACCCATCCCGGCGTTAGCGACTTCAACTGGAAGTGGCGCAAGCAGGATGGCATCTGGACGATCCACATGGCATGGGCAAGCGAGCCTGAGGCAGTTGGTGAAATGTTTGGGCAGTTTTTTCAACGTAAAGTACCTATCAATCAAGTTTGGGCATGGAGACATGATCATGCCACACAGATCACTCCTCAAAAGCTAGAAAGACTTTTATATGGGCGGAAGTAAGACTCAAGTTGTATCGGCACCAGCGGCTCCTAACTATCAGGAGTCCATGCGATCTATCCTGCAAGCGCAGATTGATCTTGCTCCGAAGGTGTACGAGAGCGAAAAGATCTATCAGCCCAAGTATCAGACTCTACAGGATCAGATTGCCAAGCAGGCCGCTACCAGTCAGATTCAACTGTACAAACAGCTTCAGCCGTCTTACTCCGCGCTAGAGGAAGACTACATGAAGTCACAGCAGGCAGCGCAGTTGCGCGGCTTGCAGGAGCGTGCCCCAGAGTACATTCAGGCCTTTCAAGAGGCGCAGGGTGTTGGCGGCATCAATCAAGCTCTTCAGCGATATACAGAACAAAAACTAGCTGGCTTACAGGCTAACGGGGCAGCATTGTCACCCGAAGAGCAGCGCATGCTCGACCAACAGGCTAGGGCAGGCTACGCAGCTCGGGGAACGTCACTAAGCGGACAGAGCAACCTTGCCGAGGTGATGAACCGCTACAATGCACGTCAGGCCCGGGAGCAGCAGCTTGTGGCCCTTGGCACAGGATTGGGTGGCTACTTCCAGCAACAGGCCGCTCCTGCGCTGACTTCCTTCTACCAACAGCCGATGTACGCCGGTTCGTTTGGCGGTCAGGCCGCACAGAACGCGATGATGGCACAGCAGCAGGCTGGCCCACAATATTTTAATCCTGAGTCACAGACTGGCATGGGCTCGATCTAC